ATATTGAAATATTTTAGCAGAGAACAACTTCAGATACGCAGTGAATGGAGGAAGAGACAGGCAGTGCAAAGGTCAAAGCAGGATACAACAGAGGCATTGGAACAACTGCGGCAAGCATTTGTTGCACTTGCAGAAAAGTAAAAGGCTGTTCTAAATAGATATAAGAATGCCATCGGGGTTCTTATTTGTTTTCTTCACCACTAATAGAAGTTGGATCTTCTCCAATGAGATAAAAAGAGGCAGGTGAAAAAATGGCAAGTGATGGTGAAATTATTCTGGATCTTGAAGTAAATCAAGGACCATATAACAGACAATTAAAGGGAATTGTAAATATGGCAAAGAAAGCAGGTGCGGCTCTCGCAGCTGCTTTTACTATCAAAAAAATTGTGGATGTTGGAAAACAATGTCTAGAACTTGGGTCTGATTTGGCAGAAGTTCAGAATGTTGTAGATGTGACTTTTCCACATATGGCAAATCAAGTAGATGAATTTGCCAAAAATGCAGCAACTTCATTTGGACTTTCTGAAACAATGGCAAAAAAATTTACAGGTACCTTTGGAGCTATGGCAAAGGCTTTCGGCTTTACTGAACAGGAAGCATATGAAATGGGGAAAAGTCTTACAGGGTTATCTGGTGATGTAGCGTCTTTCTATAATATTTCTCAGGATGAAGCCTACACAAAATTAAAAAGTGTATTTACAGGAGAAACAGAAAGTCTAAAAGATCTAGGAATTGTAATGACGCAATCGTCTTTAGATGCTTATGCACTTGCAAATGGCTTTGGAAAAACTACAAATGCAATGACAGAAGCAGAAAAAGTATCACTTCGATTTGCATTTGTTCAAAATCAATTATCTGCAGCTAGTGGAGATTTTGCTAGGACAAGCGGTAGAGCATGTGCCGCCTAATACAGTAATGTGTTATGAAAAATCGGGTAAAATCGGTGAAAAGCTAAGTTGATTTATTAGATATAATTTTATATAATGTGTTTGAGGTGATTTAGTGCGAACATATTATATTTATAAATCTACAAATACAATTAATGGAAAAGTTTATATAGGACAAACAAGCGATTTTAAATCAAGAAAATGGCAACATGAAAGAGGATATGAAAAAGAAGATTGTATATTTCATAGAGCCTTACAAAAGTATGGAGCTGAAAATTTTATTTGGGAAATTATAGATGTAGTCGAAGGAAAGGAAAACGCAAATAGAGCTGAAAAGAAGTATATTGAGGAATATCATTCATTTAAGCCGAATGGTTATAATATGACAAAAGGTGGTGAAGGTGGTTCAATGTGGAACGCTAGACCAATTGTTTGTCTTACTCTTGATGGAAAATTTGTTAAGCGGTATGATAGTGCTGGGCAAGCTGAAAAAAATGATGGCTATTGTAATAGTGATGTTTTAGTATCTTGTAAGAACCCAAACAGGACATGTAAAGGGAATATATTCATGTTTGAAGATGAATATAAAAAAAATGGAGCAAGGAGCTATCAAAAACCGGAAAGTACATCGAAAAAACGTATAATCCAATGTAATCAATATGGAGAATATATTGCAACATTTGATAGTGTTCAGGAAGCTGCGGAAAAAACTGGAGCGAATAGAACAACAATATCTGGTGTCTTAACAAAGAAATACAAAAAAGCAAATGGTTTTATATTTGTTTATGAAAATGAATTTCCAATAAAAAATTTGGATGATTACATACAAAATAAAAAAGGAAGAAAAGTCGCTCAAATAAATCCTAAAACGAATGAAGTTATAAATATATTTGATAGAATTTCAGATGCTGGAAAGACTTTAGGAGTTAGTTATAAGGTGATTCATAAAGTTGTAGATTTGCCAGGAAGAACAGCATACGGTTTTAAATGGATAAGTCAATAAGCCAACACCGAGGTAAGCAATCGAATTACGAAAGGTCGATTGACACTGTAACGCGTAGGAAGTGAATAAATATAATCTTCCCAAGAGTACCCGACGACCATAAGACGTAGAAATACGTCTTATTTTTGTGGTTGAAAATGTACGCTGAACTGGGGATGAATAAACATCCCATAATGCGGGGAAACTCCCAGAAATATTGGATAAAAAACCAATATGATAACAATTTGTCATGGGCAAATCAATTGCGGATTCTTTCTTTACAATTTGATAGTATAAAGGCAACGATAGGACAAGGATTAATAAATTTATTCACACCAATTATTAAAACGATTAACATAGTGATTGGCAAGTTAGCTGTAGTGGCGAAGGCTTTTCAAGCATTTACAGAACTAATTACTGGTAAAAAAGCATCTTCTGGTATATCAGAAATGTCGGGAAATGCAGAGGAAGGGCTGGAAAATGCAGCTGGTGCAGCAGAATCTTTGACAGATGGTGCAGCTGGTGCAGGAAAGGCAGCCAAAAAAGCTGCAAAAGAAATGAAAGCCTTAATGGGCTTTGATGAGATAAATAAAATAAGTGAACCCTCTTCTAATGATGATGGAAATTCTGGGGGTTCTGGAGGTTCCACAGGAGCTTCAGGAGTTTCAGATGAAACAATGGATTTTGGAAATCTTGTGCAAGGGGAAACAGTGATTGATCAGACAAATCAATCCTTGGAAAAACTAATAAAACGAGCAAAAGAGTTAGCAGGATTATTTAAAAAAGGATTTTCTATTGGATTTGGAAACAGTGAGAGAAATATAAAAGATATAAAGTTATCTTTGGATAGTATAAAAAAATCATTGGTAGATATATTTACTGCCAAAGAAGTGGTAAATGCAGCGGACAAATTGGCAGATGCAGTTGCTTTAAATCTAGGGAAAATCGTAGGTTCTATTAGCGGGATTGCTGTTTCTATTGTAACTAATTTGACAGCGGGAATTGCAAAATCATTGGAAGAAAAAAAGTCTTATATTGTAGAAAAACTAGCAAGTCTATTTAAAATAAGCGGCAGCATCTGGAATGTAACAGGAGATTTTATAGCTACGTTAGGGGATATTATAAGCAGTGCATTGACAAGTGATTCTGCGATCAATATTACATCAGATATCTTTTCTATATTAATTACAGGTATCCTTGGCGGTGCGGAATTATTGGGAAAAGCTGCTTTAGATTTATCTTCTTTTCTGACAAAGCCTTTTATAGATAATAAAGAGGGAATCAAAGAAGCAATCCAAAATACATTAAAGCCATTGGCTGATGTAATTCACACAATAAAGACAGCAGTAGAAGATGCGTTTTCTGTTGCAAATAAGACTTATGAGGAACATATTGCCCCCATGTTTGAGGCAATGAAGGAAGGGTGTAGCGATTCTTTTGGAAAGGTATTAAAGGCATATAATACCTATATTGCTCCTGTTTTGAAAAATCTTGCTACAAAATTCCAAGAAGTATATGAACAGCATCTAAAACCATGTATAAATAAAATAGGAGAATTGATTGGAAGTATTGCAGATGCATGTAAAGAATTATATCTGGTTATCTTTAAACCATTTGTGGATTGGTGTATAGAAACAATTATTCCACTATTGGCGCCTGTATTTGAAACCATTGGAAAAGGAATCTTAGATGCATTTGGAGCCATAGGAGACACAATAGGAGGATTATTAGATATTTTTGATGGTGTCATTACATTTCTAGTAGGAGTATTTACTGGAGATTGGAAAAAGGTATGGAAGGGAATAAAGAAAATTTTTTCTGGAACAGTAAATTGGATAAAAGGAGTTTGGAGTCAAATTACAATATTTTTTTCCACCATATTAACTTCCATTCAGAAAGTATTTGAGCCAATTGGAAAATGGTTTAAGCAGAAATTTAGCGATGCATGGAAACAAATTAAAGATGTATTTAGTGGAATTGGAAATTGGTTTGGAAAGAAAGCAACTGCAGTAGTAGTAGCTTTTCGTGAAATACCTAGAAAACTAAAACAGAAATTTAGTGATGCGTGGGGCAATATTAAAAATGTATTTCGTAGTATCAAAGAATGGTTTGAAAAGAAAGCAGCTGCAGTAGTGATAGCTTTTCATGAAATACCAAAGAAACTAAAAGAGAAATTTAGTGATGCATGGAAAAATATCAAGAACGTGTTTAGCAGTATCAAAGAATGGTTTAAAACGAAAGCAACTGCAGTAATAACAGCCTTTCATGAGATACCAAAAAAGTTAAAAAAGAAATTTAGTGATGCATGGAGCAATATTAAAGGTATATTTAGTGGTATCCAAGAATGGTTTGAAACAAAGGCAACTGCTGTGGTAACAGCCTTTCGTGAAATGCCTTGGAATATGGAAAGTAAATTTAGTGATGCATGGAAAAAAATAAAAAATGTATTTTCTGATGTAAAAGGCTTTTTTGAAGATGTTTGGAGTACAATAAAATCTTGTTTTACAGATATAGGGCAAAAGATTGGAGATTGTATTGGAACTTCTTTTAAAAATGCCATTAATGCAGTGCTAAATGCAGCAGAAAGTTTATTAAATAAGCCAATTGATGCAATAAACAGTTTAATCAGTCAAATTCCCATATTAAATGGTATTGGAAAGTTAAAAAGATTTAATCTTCCACGTTTGGCACAAGGTGGGTATGTCAAAAAGAATACACCACAGCTTGCACTAATTGGTGATAATAGGCACCAAGGAGAAGTGGTGGCGCCAGAAGATAAATTACAAGAAATGGCAATACAAGCTGCACAGACAGCATCTGGAGCTGGAGGAAATTTAGAAATTGTTCATTTATTGAAAAAGTTAATTTCCTTAGTAGAAGATGGGAATGATATTGTGCTTATGGTAGACGCGCAGGAACTTGCTAGAGCAAATCAAAAGGGAAATCTGAAATTAAAACGAAAATTTTCCACAACAAAATTAATTTTTGAATAGGTGAATAAATGAAAAACAAAGAAATATTAAAGGCAGGAAATGTTGTATTACCAGCTCCCTCTCAGATTTCTATAGAAGATGAAATTATATGGACTTCTGATACAGGAAGAAC